CTGGTTGATCTGCTTGATTTGCAGCAGGCATGGAACCTTGCCCCATTCCGGCATTACGGCCAGATTGGAAGTTACTTGCTATGTCTGACACACCTTGACGCAGTTTGCCCATTGCATCTGTCGCACCTTTTTGAACTTTACCAGCAATTTTTCCAGCACCAAATGCCAAATCGTCTACTGCACCTTCTTGAGGTTGTGCAATTCCGGATAATTCTTGAATTCTTTTCATTTCGGCCTGTGTCATTAGTTCGTTCATGATATGCTTGGCTTTTTCTAATGCTTCTTCGCCGAATTTCTTTTCGACTGAAATCAAAACTCCGGTTGGACCTTTTGGGGTATTTCCGTCTTGATCGAACATACTTCGAACAAATTCAACAACTTCGTCTCCAGTGTCTTTGTATCCACTATCGAAAAACTCGTTTAAATCTAATCCAACACGTTGAATTGCATCTGCTAATGTAATCTCTTCTCCAAAAATATTAAAAGTATCTTCAGCTTGCATACCGGCTTTTTTAGCCCTCTCGATTACTCTTTTTAAATTTTCCGACATAGCTACACCTGGTGTCATTGGCATGCTAGGTGGTGCTGCTGGAGCCGGAGCTGGTTCGGCAGGTGCTGCTGGTGCTGGTGCAGGCTCAGCTGGTGCCTCTTGTTCTGGAGGTGTCGCTGCTGGTTCAGCAGGTGCTTCTCCAAAATTAATTTGATTTAAAACATCTGTACCATTTTCTTCGTCTTTAATCTTAATATAATCTTTTAATATTTCTCTAGCATCTGTATCTGGATTAATATCTGATAATTCTTTTAATATATCATTTAATTCTTTATCATCAATTATACCTTTTAAACTTTCAATCGCATTAGTACCATCCGTTCCGACAGGAAGTTCTTGTGCAACTAGTTCATTTAGTTTTTCAATAGCAGCAGTTTGTGCTTCTTGATTTTTACTAAAGATATCTTCGCTTTCACCTAAAATGTAATTAAGTGCTTGTTCGTATTGACTTTCTAAATTTAATTCTGAAATTCTATAATTAAATGTTGATTCTTCTGTTTGAGATAATAAATCATCTAAATTAACTTCTTTAACTGGTAAAGAATTTTCGTCTACTAAATTGTAGATATAAGGAAAAACATTTTTTAATTCTTCATTAAATGTTTTAATAGTCAGACGTTCGATCCAATCGTTAACTATTTCTTCTGGAATTTCTTGTGTTTCTTTTTTCGTAAAACTTTCTACAAAAGATTCATAATGTGATTTTTTCTGTAAATCGTGAATCTCTTGTTTAATTTGATCTATTCTTTCTAAAACTTTTTCATTAATGGTGTTCATAGCTTCTGCCACCATTGGAGTTCTTGTTACATAGTTTTTAAATTTTCTTAAACTACCTAATTCTTCGCTTAAACTAATAACATGTTTTCCTAAATCATCGTACGGAGTGCCACCATGTGCAATGTGCTGTGCTAAAGCTCGGGCTCCATTTAGATGTTTGTGTGGATATAGAAATCTTTCTCCATGAGAATTTTCTACATAAATGCTTTCAATATGCATTGTTCTACCAGCAGGGATATTAAGATTCACGGGCTGGCTATGTCTAATAATAAGCCTAGTTTCTCCTAAATCTTGATAACTTGTTTTGTTATTTCCCCATAACTTACTTTCACTCATTGCCATATCTCCCTGCTTTTTCGAAGCCAAATATTCATAATCTCGTTTATCTAAATTACTTTTAGAAATGTCTCGGATCTCAAATTGTAAAAACTTTTTCTTACCAAATTCTCGCAATTCTTTTAAAAAATTGAACCATTGAGTTTTAACATTAGAACCTTGATCATCTATAAGATCATTACTAAAAATAACTACTAGTCCGTCCTTATCGCTTAGATCGATATCTACGCTACCCAATACTTGATTTTTAACTTTAAAGTCAAAACTAAAACTTCGGGCTAGTTCCTCAGTATCTGTAGGATCGCCCTTTTCGTCCTTCATTGAAATTTGTGGAAATTGAGTTCTAATTTTTCCAAAAAGTTCGCTAGCTATTAAATTAAGATTTTTATCCATACTGATATTTATCCGAGTACTGATGAAACGAAAATGGGCATTGGAGGCTCGAAATCCTCGTCGACACCGTCGCTTGTACTGTAAGAATCAAACACTCTGCTGTCCCAATCTGCTAGAATTTCGCTCATACGTACAATTAATAAACAAGCACTGACTAAATCGTCCCAATCGCCCTCTTTGGCTTTAAATGTTATTCCAGAAGCTACATAGGATTTAAGTTCAGAAATAAGAGGCTTACTATATAATTTCATTTTACCTGATTCTATTAAGTATTTTAATCTCGCGGCGGCTGAAATTTTAGTTTTGTGTGTAGTATTAAACCCTTTTCTAAACTTTCTAACATGCCCTTTTCTTATGGGTTCGCTGACAAATAATCCTGGGAAGTTTTCTTCGCCTATATCTCTAATACACACTAGTCCTGCTTCGCCCACAGTATTATTTTCAATACTCCAGTAGATATTACTAGAATTCTCAGATCCAACAGACTCTTCAATATATTTTAAGATTTCTTTTAGAATTCTAATCTGTCCTTGTATAGGTGTATAATTGTGCTGCCATTCAGCTACTTGAACAAAGTTAGGTAATTCAAATACCTGTATACCTGCACTATTTCCTCCGGTTCCTAATGCGGGATCTAAAGCTACAGCATAGATAAAGTCTTTGCTAGGTTGTTTATACCATCGAGTTTGCCCCATGTTCATAATAGGAGCTTTACCTTCTAACCCAGCTAAACAGATGCTATTAACTAATGTCTCGTCATAAACTAAAAATTCGCAATTGTATTCTCGTCTAAATCTTTCTTCGCCAATTCTACTTCTTTCCTGTGTTGCCCATGCGTCATCTCTATCTGGATGCTCGCTCCAAAGACATGTGAACGGAAAGAATCCATTAATTCCTACTTCTTGTTCATTGCCGTATTCGTCAAATTTTTTATTTGCTTCTTTCCATATATTAGCAAACGTATCTTCATCGCTATTAGGTGTACTGGTAATAATTGCCTTACCACCTGTTGCCAGTGTCGGCGATATAGAAGTCCAAAACTCATCAGCGATGTTTGGAGGAACAAACGCAAACTCATCACAATACAGTAGCGAGATACTCATACCACGACCAGTATTACCAGTAGTTGTAGTTGATATAATACGACTACCGTTGTCGAACTCAATGCTGCCTTTGTTATAATTAATTACGCCGCAGCGAATATGGTCCGGACACAGCTCATATGCATAACGCACACGTTGCATGATTTCCTGCGAGCCTGTATATTTGTGTGCAGAGATTAGAATGGTCTGGTCCGGGTGAAACATTGCATACCACAATAAGTATCCTGCTGCACAAGTTGTCTTACCCATCTGACGGGGTAACATATTAATATTAAACCTGTGTCCGTGATATGCATCTAGTAATCTAGTTTGATATTCAAAAGGCTCGAACAGCATCTTACCTTTTACAGGATGCTGAATATAAAAGAAATTATTACAAAAATAATGATATCCCTGGCTGTCATCAGCACACTGTAGCAAATCTTGAATTTGCAATTCAGTAAAGGATTCTTTTGTATGTGCCTTTTTAGTTAAGACACCATCTAAACTTTTACTTGCCATACTCTTATTTACAATAAAAAAGCGGGCTCAGGGCCCGCTTTGAATGCACGAATGCATATTATTGATTCTTAATATTATTATAAAGAGTGTCTAGTCTATTTTTGATACCTTCTAATGCCATGGGATTATCGCCCCTGTAAGGTTTGTCACTATAGCTATCTTTAGGCTTGTGTAAATCGTCGCCCGTATCTATTGGGAAATTATCTGTGCCCATTGCTACGTCTGGACTATTGGCATATTCATCGCCTAACATCGGCTCTTTTTTCATTATGGATAATCCAGGCATTACGATATCATCGTCATCATGTGAATGATCATGATCGTCAGCACCTTGCTCTAAATTGCGAAGAATGTTCATTAAATCTCTGATGCCGCCACTACCTGAACCATTCATGCTGACATTCATACTGACATTGTCTTGTTGTTTGCTCATAGAAGGCATACTCATAGGACCCATGCCGCATTCGTCCATTTCTTGTTGAACTTCGTCTGCGAGCTGATCTAAAGACTCATCTTTTTTATTCATAGCTTGTTTGATAGCCTTATCTCTTGAACCCATGTATTCATCTTTACCTGATTCAATTTCGCCATCGCCGTCATAGTCTTGTTTTGCTTTTTCTGACTCTTGTACTGGCTGATCTAATTCAGCTATGCGAGCCATTAATTCTTGAAAGTTCATGTTATTTTCCTTTTCTTGGGTCAGGATTACCTTTTTGACCGGTTAATACACTTTTAGATGTTTCACTTTTAGCAGATGCTGCTACTTTTTCTTTAGGTGCAGATTTAGCTAAAATTTTGTCATTAACACCTTTGTATTGTGTAGGTTGCGAATCTTTACTTGCTTTAGATAACTCTTTTAAAAGACTGCTAATTTTTTTATCACCTACTGTATCTTGATAATTTTCTTTTTGATAATCTTGATTTAATAATGCTTCTTTTTTATCAGAATTTAAATGCTCAGTGTTTAATTCAATTTCGTCTTCTTCTTTAAGACTTCTGACTCTGATACAACAAGCATCTAGTCCAGTCTGCTCTGACATATAAGCAGTTAGTACTTGACTAGTAGTTGGATAATCTAGCTCAACATCAAATACAGTCATTTGAGTGTTTTCTAATGTAGGGAAATCTAATAATTTAGGCTGAATAGGAGTAGTTTTGCCCTTGTTAAAACTAGAAACTTTGTACTTTTCTAGTGCGGCTTTCATAGTGTCTTCAATGTGCTCGGGAAGATCACCCGCAATTTTTATCTTAAAAGGATACTTCTTTTCTTCTAAACTTTCAATTAGATAGTCTTTAAATGATTTCATGTTCGATTCCTGATAATATATTTATTTCATATTCTTAAGTTTTTCAATTAGGCTATTGCGATCTGAAATAATTACACCGGTACCAGTTATGTCGGCATCTGTATCATTTCTAGAATCTTGGTCAATTTTTTGCTTTTTCAACTGCAATTCAACCATTTTAAGCTTCTTGTCAATTTTAGCTGCTTTGGCATCAATAGCATTTTTAAGCATAGTGCTAGCCACTTCAAAAACACGCCCACTGTAACGTGCTTCTACATTCATACCTAAATCCATAAGATCATCAAAGGCATCTGTAGCACGTTGAGCTAATGCATCAAATTCTTCATCACTAACATCCCCTAAGCCCTTTACTTGAGGAAGTGCGGCAGCAATTTTATCGAACTCGCTAATATCTCTTAACAAAGGAGCCGCTGATTCAGTAGCTTTTGTTTTTTCTTCTTTTTTGATAATCTTTTTACTTTCGGGCAAGTTCAGAATTTCTTCTAATTTTTTCATATACTTACTTATCTTAGATTTCCATTGTGAAACAAATCTTGCTCGTTTAGCACTCTAAATTTTATGCCTTGTCTGCCACACCATGCTTGAGCAGCTCTCCATTTGACTTGGTTTTTGGCCCACTGTAATTGATTATTGCGATTCTTTCCTGCTTTTTCTAATAATGTTTGACTCTGGGGTTTGACTTCAATTAACTCAGCTTTCATGATACCGTTTTTATCTGCATATTGAATAAAAAAGTCAGGCACATATACTGTTTGACGTCCAGTGAACGGATCTTTATAAGGAATTTTTACGGCTTCACTAGCCCATTTTATAATACGAGGATCTTTATCACAGAAATTCATGAAATACCACTCCCAACTACTTCTGTAAGTTGGCAGATGGTTCCCTACATATTTGTCAGGATTTTTAATTTGAAATTTGCCACGTGCCCAGCGACTCATTGTGCAATATTACGACTTTCAAATGTCTCGTCATTTACAATTAATCTAAAACCTAAAGCACTACTTTTTTCTCTGTACAAGTTTAAGACTTCTGCTACTACTTGACTAAGTTGAACATCTGACAGACCTTCTAAAGTGTCTATCAGTCTCATAGGAGGAACACTGTCGATCCTGGCTTGATTTAATAAAACAATGGCTGTGCTTTTTGCTGCTTGTTCATCGAACCCTCTTTTGAGAAAGAATCCTAATACAGCATCTATTTGATTGCTAGGAAAGGTTATCTGATGAGTAAAATATTTGTCAAAAAAACTGCGAACTTCATCTGCTGTATCTGTACTAGCAGCCGTGGGTAAATTAGTTCTTGTATTCATTATCTACCTAAATTTCTAGCCGAAGCTTGAGTTGAATTATTTTGATTTATATCGCTGATAGGGAATCTTGTATTATTAACGCCACTTACATATTGATTACTAGCTGCTGTTAAACCCCTAACAGTCATATTTTGTAACTCTTGATTAATACCTGTATTAGATAATGCTCTAGTATTCTGATATGTATTCACAGCTCTAATTGCAGTTGCAACAAAATTTTCTGGGCTTGAAAATGCTTGTCCGCTGCTTACTGCTCCAAATACATTTTCCACACCTGCAAGTACACCGCCGGCACCAAATAGTGTCCTTGTACCACCACCACCTAAGCTTATCGGACTAGGTGTTCTGTCATAATGGTCTACAGCGAAACCAGTTGGAC